CTCGGTGACGATGTAGTTGATGGTGTCGCGTGCCGTGATGAAACGCCACTGAGCAGTTACCGAAGAGTGTGAGCGTGCACCATAGATGCGTACGCGACCATTGATAACGCGGATTGGATTCAAGCGAGCGGCGTCCATGAGGTCGCCTTCTGAACGACTTACAGCAAGAACTGTGTCTGAAACAAATTCTGCTTCAGAAACAACGCCAGCATACGCCTTCCAAGGACCAGCCTGATTGTGTGTGCGACTGCGAACACCAGCAACATAAGCATCTGGTGGGATGTTGACAGTTACGGTTCCGTTAGGAATCTTTACCCAAGGATGGTAGAACGCCATGTATTCATGGTATTCAGTTCCAGAATAGCCAGTTGATGCAGAGCGTGCTGTTGAAAGCGATGCGCCTTCAGCCATACTGCAAATAGCAATACGATTATTTGCCTGTGCATGAGTACGAAGTGCATCATAAAGTGCACTGTCGCTACTTCCAGTTGCAACACCAGGTGCTGCTACTGATCCAGATCCAAGATCTGCTGTGAAGAGCGCAAGAGCGGTGATGTAGTCGCTCTTTGCAATTGCTCCGTTAGCGCCACTAGTGAAAGACGATGCCGATGCTGTCTTCAACAATGCTGATGCGCTCGCCGATGCGGTAAGCGCCGCACTGAAGTAATACTGAGCGGTGGTATCAAAGTTGATAGCATTAATTGCTTCAGTAAGGCTTGCATAACCAGTTCCAGAAAATACCGTTGTTCCGCTATAGGTTACGCTTAGATCAAAACTGGTTGTGTTGTTTGTAACAGTAACTGAAAGGCTATTTCCCCAAGAACCCTTACCAACAGCGGTTAGTGTAATTCCTGGATCGGATGTTCCAACAAGCAATGCCTTTGATCCTGCTACGGCATCAGATGCTGATGTGCGTGCAACATAAGCACGAACTCCACCTTCTTCAAAGAATGTCTTAAGTGAGTACCAAGTGTACGAACCGCTGACATGACCACCAAATTTGGTCTCAAAGTCTTCAAGCGATGTTACCAGTACTGCCTCAGTGTCAATGCCACGCTCGGTGGTTCCTGCAATGAAGAATGTTGCCGCTGGGGCGATACCAGTGTTAGTTGCACCAGTTCGTACTGCGGTTGTGATTGTTACTCCGGGCATTAAACACCCTCCGTGTCTCAGATAATGTTACGAAAGTCCTTACAGCGAGTATACATTACTTAAATGCTCTCAACAGAAACATCTGTTTCTAATGAGTCATTTTTTATGTCGTCTTCACCAATTTCTTGGACAACAGGAAGAACTTCTGGGGCTGAAACTGATTCGCTGATCTCGTTTTCTTCCACTGTCTTGGATTTTTTTTTAGGAGAAGCCTTCACTGAAGCCTCAAGATCCTTGTTTTGGTAGCCACCGATACCAATCAGTTCGCCAGTTTCAAGCAAATCAATAATTTTTGTGGTCTCTTCAACCCAAGCGCTTTTTTGACCTTCAAGCAAATGACCCTCTTCGGAAACATCCAAGTAGCCATATGTGTTATTCCAGACCTTGATCAAGCCGTGAGCACCAGCAAAGTCTTCGTCAAAAATTGGTTTCATTAGTAAGTCTCCGTGTTGTCGCGTATGTTGTAATCCTCAAGGTTTATTTGCGAAAGAGCCGCAATTTGATCCCTATAAATTACTTCGTTCAATACTAAATCATACCCTAAATAAGCACCTGCTAAAACACGGTCACCTTTAATAAGCGTTAAATCTGAAAACTCTTCTCTAAGTGTGGATTCATCAATTTTCACATCTGTGTCGTAAATGGAGTCATGACGGTTGAGGCATGGTCTGTCAAGAATTGCCGAGCGAAGAACGGTTGTCAACCTATCTCGCATTATTGTTACAGCCTCTGAACCTTCTGTTTTTGTCCAAACATATGTGCGCATGCTGTAGGTAACGCCATAAAGAGGGTCGCCTTGTGATCCCTGAAGGTAGCGGGAAAAGGAATTGGTTGAAATACAGACCGTAATAATTGTTGGCCAGTGGTCAAGCGCAATGGGTTCATATGTCAGATACAACTCTGGATCTGGCAATTCTCTGTCGTCAAGATTCCATCCAGATCGGTATTTTGTGAGCCTATTCGGGATGTCATTTGTCAAATACTGGTTGACATAATACTTAGCCCACTGAGCGCCATGCATTAGGTCTGTGACTGGAGTTGTCATGTGAACATCCTTACTCGTCCATCTGTTACATAGCCAGCCGCAATAATTGCTAAACTCTTAGCAAATAACACTGGTTCATAAACAATTTTTCTTTTCGCCATCTTAGTCGTTCCGTACTGATGGAATTTTGCGTACTCAATATCTGTTCCGAAAGTCGCTTTTGTTAAACCTATTGAGTTGGCAGGACCGTCAAGTTGCGTCAAACTTCTGAATAACTTTCCGCTAACAATCATGGGAGGTGTGCCTGGAAACTCTCTTGCTTTCCATGACGCATATCGTGGTTGTAATGGAGACCACCCACCAACTGGGAGACCAAGAGAATTAAAGTTCAACTTATTTGCTTTTGCCAATTCCGCTTTTGCAAAACGAAGAACAACCCTAAAATCTCGTGAGCGCTTTTCCATATCGCTCATCCTGTCAATTGCTTTTTTGGCGTCAACGGATACTTTGATCCTGACCATTATGCAATCCTATTCCTGCGCCACCGTTTCACAGCCATGAGTTCTTTTTCCAAGAACCCAACTTCAGCAATTGCTACTTCACGAGATGATAGATCCTTAATACCGACAACATCGTCGTGCATGTTTTGCACTTCACGCGAAGCGGCACGCAAGATCATCAACTTGAACATCTTGATATTTGCACCAGTTAAACCAGCAGTGTAGGTTACAAGCACCTTGTCGTTAGCAAAAGCAGTGTAAAGATCAATCCCATACGGTCTGACTATGTAGTCACGACCAGCAACCTGCGTATATTGGGTTGGTGCATTCGGATGCACAATTTTTACTAAAGAAACATTAACTACTGGTGAATTAGCCAGATAAATTGTATGAGGTGGTTGCAGGTAGTTCAAGAGTGTTTCTGTCGTGTTGTAGTCCTGATTATAGAAAAAAGATGACATTGGAACGCCAACATGGTTTGATTCCATAACGATTGTCTCGTTAAACTCATCAACTTCTACAGGACGACGAAGGTAAGCCTCAAGTTCGCTTTGCAGACCTTGGAGCACCATCTCCGCGGCATCTTCTTGCCTATTAGAGAATCTGATGTCCATATAGGTTGCTAGATCTGAAACAGAAACCAACATGGCTTATCTCCGATTAACTACGACGGTTGCGTCGTCGTTGAAGTGCGTTAGCAGCGCCTCTAGCAACACGGGCAAGCGCACCCCTAACTCCACCACGACGAGTACGACTTGGAGCAGTTGACCGAGGTGTAACAGTCCGTGGGTTTCCTTCATTTCGTCCAGTACGAGCAGCGTTGCTTGCTGTTCTTTCTGCTCCGCGAGTACGACGGGCTGCTGAACGAGCACCAGCAAGAGCGGCTCGCTGTTGACGACGGGCTGCACGCAATTCTGCTTCACGACGACGGTAGTAGGCTGCGTTTCCTGGAACGGTACGACCGTTTACAACGCGTGGTCGCCTAATGAAGCGTGGTCGGCGGACAAGATTATCGTTTGAATCTAACCCTGTGCGGAACTCTACATCTTCCGTAAAACGAGGTCGTGGCATCACTGCTCCCTGAAAATAAAGACTGCAACGAGATTACCACATTTTTATGTGATTTATAAGTTATCTGTCTTTATTAGGCGGTCTCTCAATAATTGATGATCCGACTTCCTCGCCCTTGGGAACCTCAATTGGAACCCATGCCCGAGAGTACTCATACTGTTTCCAGTTCTTCGTTTTCAACAGACCGCTTGACATAAGCAGGTCAATCTCGTCGTCGTGCATCAGGAGAACATTTTTTAAGTCATTTTCGTTGTATTTCCCTGACGACACAATTCTCTTGACCAGTTTGCTTAAAGCAAATGAATTGACATTCCCCCGAGCACGGTTAAGCCGAACATGAAGAACCATCGCGTCAATTTCGTCAACATCATGGAAAACAACAGGAATCCAATCACCATGGCGTTTGATGAATTTCTCATCTTCTTGAGCAAGCATCCAACGGTGGTAACCGTCAATTATCGTGAGATCTTCCATTCTGACCACCAGAGGTTGCAACCATCCTGATTCAATCATTGACAGGCGAAGCAAAGCCTTGTCTGGCTTCAAAATACTGGTTGCCCCCCACTTAGGAGCCTTCAATGATTTTGCCATTAGTTTGGTGATTTTCATTCCCACCACCCACCTTCCTGTTTGTTCTTCAGAAAATCAACAAGCGTAGAAAATGGAATCAGTACATCTTTGGGAGCACTGTAAAACCATTCCATTATTTCTCTCTTTTTATCAAAAGTATTCACCTTGACCCACTTGTCATATGTCTTTGGTGAAATGCAGACAATCCCGCCAGATATCTGAGAAATTAAAACATAAGCAACAGGCTTTTCAACCTTGGCATCAAAGCCAGAGACAGTATCTACAAATAGTGAAGAAAATGGGTAAGTTGAAATGTCGTCAGTAAAGTCTCGCGTTGATGACTTCACCTCTAAGCATTTTTCCGACCAATCAAAGATAATGTCTTTTTCAAACTTGGTCATGTGATCGCGTTCTTCGTTGTTTCTAGCGATCTGTACTTCTGTTGCCTTGCAACTCACGCCGTTGTCATTCAGGCGTTTCGCGACACGCTTTGCCCACTTGCCACCCTCGTAAAAAGAACTTACATAGTCAAAAGCCATTTAGTAATCCTCACCCGCTTCAATCGCTTTCATTCTCATGGTATGAGCGCGAGTTTTCGGTCCGACTGGGGTTGGAGTTGATTGGTGAAACTCGTTTAACAAGAGTGTCCGTACTAGGTATTCAATCGGGAAACCGTATGGGTCAACTGCTCGTTTCTTCCTGAACTCAGATGCAAACTTCATCGCATCGCGGTGCATTCCTGGAGTAAGCATATGATCGTCAATACAATCCTTTACCCCGTCCCAGCCGTTTGATGCATACCCAGAAATCAAACTTTCAATGTCAAAGTCAGCCCAATACCTACGCTGTGCATCAATCTGTGGGAAACACCTCACTAATTGATCGTAGAATTCAGGTTCAGTCGCGACCACATCTCCTAATCGGCGAATAGCCACAGAGTGGAGTGGAATTCCAACACGACTGTTACTGCCAGTCAATTCAGCCAAGTCGTAATACTCGCAGTACTCCGCTTTATGTTCCTCAATGATGAACTTCATTACATCTTCTGTCGTCCAGTCATAAATAACCTTTGCAAACTTCAAAGGTATTGACTTTGACAACATGAACGGTGTAACGATGTAGTTCTCATGCAACTTTTGAACACAAGAGCGATAACGGATCATTGATTCATTTGCTCTTACACCAGTAACAAAAGCAGTTCTACCCTGCTTACCCTGCATTGTGTAATAGTCCACAAGTTTTGGCGCTGGTTTATTTGGGTCTAAACCAAAGTGTTCTGCACGGATAGCCCACTCTGGCATATCCCTTACAAGTCTTCCATCTTCTTTTCGTTGACCAGACCAAAGCAAAACATACTCGCGACGACCTAAAACCCAAACTTCCTGACCAGATGGCAAGCAATACCACTCCATGTCAACCCAGTCATAGTTGCGGACTTTTTCAACAAAAGCGATAACTGTTGGACTAACCATTTCTTCATCTCGGAAAATAACTTTCACTTTTCCAAGACCGCGTTCTTCGTGGATTTCCTTTGCAAGATATAGAACTGCTGTTGAGTCTTTACCACCAGAAAATTGCACGCAGACGGTATCAAATGTGTCATAAACATGACGCAAGCGCTCACGCGCCGCATCCACGCATGATGTATCAAGAAATAGTCGTTGCCTTGTCACAGCAAGATATTAGTCTGAAAATGAACCGAATGCGTTTTCCTCAGTGATGGTGTCAAAGTTCCACTTCCCATCCAAGGTGTCCCAAAGCGCATAGTCAATTGCTGTTGGATCCATTTCGTACTCGTCAATGAGTGCTTTGTGCTTCTCAATTGCTCGCCTAAAGAATTCAACCATCTTGACTCGTTCGTCAACATTTGAACTGCCAACGGCAATCATTCGTGAAACCGAATCGTATTTTTCCTGAACATAGAAATTGAATCGTTCAATCTTCGCCCTACGCTCATCAAAACTCGCAGATGTCTCAGCAATCAAGCGGACACCTTCATCGCCAAGCGACTCGTATTCTTTTAGTTTCTCGCGCTCAAACTCATGAATGCCAGCAATTTGTTTGACTAGGTTCTCTGACAGCAAGGCAAGAGCCTTCTGCCATCTAATCCAGTTCTCTGGCAAATTTAAATAAGCCTGCTGTTGTGGCGTTGACTTATTCTTAACATCTTCAGCAACTAGTCGTGCAAAAGCATCATCGTTCATTTTTTACTCCATTCAGGACATATTGGTTTAAAATTGCACCATCCACAGAGTGCACTTACAGTAGGTTCAAATACTTCGCTTTCGCACCGTATATCTATTTGTTTTCGTGTATCTGTTAGTAAGTCTTTAACCTTTTGTATTTGCTCCGTGGTCGGATCAAGTGTCAGTTTAATGCCGTCCTTGAGGTACAGCAACTCAACCGTTTGGATTTCTTTTTCGTATATTTCGGAGAGAATAACCCCATAGATAAGAAGTTGGTCAAATTTATCCGCCCTGTATTTAAGGGCAGGAACCTTGCCAGTCTTATAGTCGCCAATAATAATTTTGTTATCGCTAAACGACCATCTATCAATAAACCCCTTTACTCTCACGCCATCTACTTCGTGATCCAAGGCTGTTTCAATGCCGTCAAAATGCATTATCTCAGGCAATTCAATCTTCAATAGGTTTTCAACACACCACCATGCACGCCAGCGAAAAGACTTAAGTTCTTGTTCAAACCTAAGTATCTTTGCAACATCGTCAGAGTACTTTCCCCAAATTTCATGGGCGAGTGATCTGGCGTTTGCCAATGTACGCATACTTGGTTCAAGAGCGTAAAAGTTCTCTAGGATTTCATGAACAAAATTACCTAAGAGTGTGTGTTCTGTTGGTGGCTCAGACATCCCATCAATGCGTGAAAACTTGTATTTCAGTGGACACTGATGGAATGTTGAGATTGAACTTGGTGATAAGTACTCGGGAGCCTTTAGCATTTATTCCAGATCTCTACGGGCTGGAGCGCTAACTGCTTCTTTTTGAGAAACAACCGAAGATCCATTGAAACTAAACGCGATGCATTCAGTGATTAACGCATCAAGTTCACTATCTGTGAATTCTGTTGGCTTTGGAGTCTTGCGTCCACCAGAGATTTCATTCCAAAAATTCTTGATGTGCTGTTTCCCCTCTGCTGGGAGACCATCAATTAAGGATTTGAATTGCGTGTACTTTTCTGACTGAACAGGGGCAACTGGCTGAGTTTGTACTGGAGAAATATAAGAGTCCATTACTTGCTCAATTTCAATTGCTTCCTCGCTTCGTGCAAGGTAAAGCCCAACACCAAGAGTCTGAACAGCCTTTTTCAAAGCATCAGAAACGGCACCCTTGACTTCATCACCGATGTCAATAGGGTCACCCTGTTTGCTCATCTTGATCTTTTGTCCGCCAACGCCGTCTCGCGAAACCATTGTGCCGTTGATTTTTGCATGAACAATGACATGGGCAACAATTGATGTTCCAACCTGTTGCCAAGTCTTGACATTGAATGACCAGTTTTCTACACCGAGAACTTTGTTCATGCGGTTAATTACTTCGCTGATTGGGATATAGGTGAGATTAGCCCCACCCTTATTCAAACGCTTTTCCATCTCCTGTGGAAATGGCTCACTAAGTGAGTGGTATACATCTGACATTATTGTGCCTTTCTTACGATCACGCTTGTTTTCAGTTCTCCGACTTCGCAGTATTGGTCTGCATTGATCCCCAACTTAGAGAGTTCTTTCACTCTCCAATATGATGGCTGTACATAATCCAAAAGTTTTACTGCGATTTCATGCGAGGACATTACTACCTCGCCAGTATCCATGTCAACAGACATTTCGTTTAGTCTGCGCAAAACCTCATTAGCCAAATCTTCGTGCTTCCAGCCTTTTCGCTCTGAAGCCACTTTCTTTTCAATGACCTGACCGTTTGATGCAGTACCTTCTGTTTTCTTGATCTTGTCTGCAAACAGTGCTGAATACTGGCTGAAAATCACGCCAATATCAGACTTGATTGCATGCAACAAAACAAGCGTGTCAAATAGGTCTTGCTCGTTTTCGCTCTCTAGGTTTGCGAGGCATAATGCGTCAATCTCCATGATTGCCTTACGGAAATCAAGTAGTGGCTTGAGCCTTTCAGAATTTTCCCATTCTGGATTACTCATTATTACACCAACTCAGGAATGTCTGCGTTGAGTGCTAATGCGATGCGAACCATCGTGTCAATGCTTGGTGAGAAGTGACCGTTTTCAATGCGGTTAATCGTCTTGCGATCAACGCCAGCGATATTTGCAAGTGCTTCTTGACTCAGTCCTTTTTCAATTCTCTCATCGCAAACCCAGTCAGAAATCTTGATCCGACTGCGCTCTGAGGCTTGTTTTAGTTGTAGTTTTGTTGGCTTTTTCATCTGACCCCCTCGGGCAATAGTGGTATATGTTCAGACGATGATAGTGGCTCTACTCCTCTGAGGCAACCCCAAACCAGTTAAAAATGTAAAAGCCCCAACCGCAGAGTCAACTTGGTCGTCGTGGTCACACGCTTCAGGAAATGATGAAAATTCGTCAAGCCAGTCAGAGAGCCACGATGCACGAACTAGGCGGACATTGCCATTGGCTACAGCGGCTGCGAAGGGTCTGGCTCGGGTTAATTTGTCGCCAGTTGAACGAATACCCATCAAGTCCCAGCCAGGAACCACATACCTCGCGTACTGGTCAATCAACGCCTTACCAGATGATCCTGGCTCCTGTTCCATTCGTATCGCTACACCCTTGCCGTCTTCCATGGCGGTTTGGGAAATAAAGGCTTCAACCTTGTCTGACTTAGCCCTAATCTTTCGGACATCCATTACATAGGCAATTCCCTGATCAAAAAGCATCAGCGTCCCAACCGTCCAGTCGGGGTTTAGGTTTCCAGAGTGAGGCTCGGTCGCCGCTAAGTCCCAAAACCTCACGGCTCGGGCTGAACTGGTTATTTGAGGTACATCCGTCGGGTCAATAATCACAAAGTCGGTTCTGTCAAATAATGTGCCCAAAGTGGTTGCCCACCAGTCACCCATTTCCAAGCGCCTGCGCTCAATCGGGTCAAGTGCGGAAAGAGCCTGTCGGTAGGATTCTGCGTCAATTCCAGGGTTATCCGTAAGGAAAGATGGGACAAAAACCCGATTTTCCTGTTTCCCCTCAACAATAAACCTCTGCCGAACCCAATTAGGTGCTGGGTTTGAGGCAGACCTCATTCTTAGTGGCACTTTTGACAAAGGACCGCTTGCTGGTCGGCGGAGACGGGAGAACATGTATCGGTAGTCGCTCTCCCTAATTTCTGTGACCTCATCCATTCCAATAAATTGAAATTCAGAACCTTTATATCGCAGATAATCATTTGTGTTATTTAAATATCCGAACGAAATACGAGCACCAGATGGGAATGTTGCTACATAACTGTTTGCGTTCCAGTGGACATCGTCATAGTTGGATATCCAGTTACGAAAGCGATCCATCAAAGCACCAGGTAGGGCTAAGTCAGCGTAGGTACGGCGGAAAAGAATTGCGGAGTAATTAGGTACATCTACATACTGCAATGCAGACATCAATAAAGCAGATGATTTTCCTCCACCCGCTGCACCACCGAAGAGTCCCTCAATAGCGTATGATCTCAAAAAGACTTTTTGAGTGATGGATGGTTCCTCTGGACAAAACAAAGGTTCCTTCGGTTGAAGGTAATCGTAAATTTG